AGCCATACGTTCGGGCAACTTGTAACCCGGATCCGGATAGCTGGGTGGCTGAATTCATTCAGTGGTGGATCGATCAGGAAACAGGTTTCCCTATCCCGGAGCGTGAAGGCAAGATCAGGTATTTGATTGTAGATGGTGATAGCTACATCTGGGGGGATACCCAGGAAGAAGTTATTGAGAAAGGATGGTATATGCTACAGCCGGTAGTTGAGCGTTCCGGCATTTCTCCGCATGAATTCATTAAGTCAGTAACATTCATATCCGGCAGCATATATGATAACAAAGAGCTGCTTACTGTAAACCCGGCTTATTTGGGTAACCTACTGGCCCAGGATAAGGAGACGCAGGCTGCGCTATTGAATGGTAACTGGAAGATAATACTGTCAGATAATGACATATACGACTATTACGCTTTCAAGGGCTGCTTTGACAATACCTATGAGGTAGACAGGGAAGGCAAATACATTACTTCTGATATAGCCATGAAAGGGTCCAATAAGTTCACTGTAGGATATTGGGAGGGTAACTGCCTGGAAGATTTGCTGATCATGGACAAGAGCAAAGGTGACCAGGTTATTGATGGAATCAATGGATTGGCTAAAAAGCATAGAGTGGAAAACCGAAATATAACATTTGACAATGATGGCGTGGGTCAGTTCGTGGACGGCTTCATCCCCGGAGCTGTAGAATTTAATAATGGTGCAAAGCCTCTACCATCCCCGGAAAACCCGGCAAAGGACAAAAAAGGCAATCCCATACCTGAAAATTACCAGAACCTTAAAACCCAGATGTACTATCATTCAGGCGGCAAAGTTGATCGCGGGGAAATAAAGATCAGTGAAAGGGTGGCCAATATGATGTATGATGACAAGATGACCGTCCGGCAGCGATTTATGCAGGAGCGCAAGGCGATCAAAAGGGATAAGGTTGATTCTGATGGTAAGCTGAGGATTATACCAAAAGAGCAAATGAAAGTGATACTTAACAATGATTCACCGGACCTTATGGATATGTTCATGATGAGGTCATTGTTCGATTATAAAAAACGTGTAAAGCAAAGTTTAAAAGGCAAATTCTTTTAATATGGATATTGTTGAATTACTAAAGATTGAAGATAAAAATAAAGTTGTTGAGGCTCTTAAGTCCAGGCGCGGGAAACCGGAACCGGATATTGCGAAATCAAAATCCCAATGGAAAGTGCAGGAGCATGCAACTATTACCGATTTTGTCAAATTGCCCAATAGGGCGGTTGAAGTTGAGGAAGGTAAAACTAAAAAAATCGAAGTCAATCGAATAGCATTCCCATTTCAAAAGAAAATTGTCAATACGGCCGTTTCCTTTGCTTTTGGCCTGCCGGTTATTTTAAATGCCGATCCTCAGGGGGATACTCAAATGAAAATGTTCAACGCACTCACAAGGAATGTTGAAGACAACCGGCTCGATTCTTTCAATCGTAAGATGTACCGGGAATTATTGAGATCTTCAGAGGTTGCCGAATTGTGGTATATAAAGCCTGTTAAAGAGCCAGGTGATTACTATGGCATTGATCAGCAGGTAAGCCGGAAAGTAAAGGTTTCTTTGTTGTCGCCTTATGCCGGTGATAGGTTGTATCCTTTCTTTGATGAATATGGCGAAATGATCGCTTTTTCAAGGCTGTACAAATTCCTGAACAATGAAGGAACAGAGACAGAGCAATTTGATGTATATACGGATACTTATATCATCAGGTTTAAGAATGAGGCCAACTCCTGGAAGATGGAAGACCCTAAAAGGCATGGGTTCAGTAAAATACCGGTCATTTTTGGAAGCATTGAAGATTTTGACTGGGTAGATGTGCAAATTGCAATTGACCGGATAGAGTTCCTTTTTTCCAAATTCGCGGAAACGAATGACTATCACGCCAGCCCAACGGTATTTGTAAAAGGTAAAATCCTGAGTATGCCGGAAAAGGGTGATTCCGGTAAAGTTTTGGAAGGTGATGAGAATGGAGATGCAAAATATCTGTCATGGGATCGGGCTCCTGAATCGGTAAAGCTTGAAATTGATTCTTTGCTGCGTTTCATTTACGGCTTTACTCAAACGCCGGATATCAGCTTTGATTCTATCAAAGGCATTTCCTCTATTTCCGGGGTTGCTCTTGAAATGCTGTTTACAGATGCCCATTTAAAGGTCCAGGAAAAGAAAGAGGTCCTTGACGAATACCTTAGCCGCCGAGTAAGTGTGCAAAAGCACCTGCTGGGTGGTATCCTGGGCATGGAGAAAGAGGCCATTTCTTTAGATGTTACCCCGGAAATCATACCGTTCAAGATCAATGATGATTCAACCCTGGTGCAGAATCTGGCTACAGCTGTAGGCGGTGGATTTATGAGCATCAAAACAGCCATTAAAATACTTAATTGGGCCAAGAAGCCGGAAGAAGAATTTTTGCAGATCCTGGAAGAAGTGAAGCGGAAAAATTCTTTTGAGTTATTCGAGCCTACCGACAGCTAATGAAGCTTTTTAAATTTGACAGTTACGATCTTCGGGCATTCAAGCAAAATGAGCAATATGCGGTCAGGATACAGCAGATTTATGATGATGTTGTAGCCCAAATTTCGCGTATTGCAGCAGCCGGCAATATAAACCCTGCCGCTGCATTTACCTTTCGTAAATACCCCCACATACAGAAGCAAGTAGATGAGCTATTTGCCGGGATGGCCAAGGATATTGAATTTACCATAAAAAAAGGTACTGCCGATGCCTGGGCGATCGCAAATGCGAAAAACGATAAGTTCCTTGAATTCCTAGCCAAAGAGACCGGCAAATCAAAGCGGCTGCTTGAAGGTAAGTTTAATTACGGTGCCCGAAACCAGGAGGCGCTTAAAGCATTTCAGCTTCGTAAAGAAGCCGGATTAAATCTGTCTCAAAGGGTATGGAAGTACACCAGCCAGGCAAAGGATGAGATTGAGCTCAGTATATCAGCCGGGTTTGAGCAGGGAGATTCTGCTGCTGTCCTTTCCCGGAAGGTAAAAGAGTATTTAAATGAACCTGATCGACTATTCCGGAGGATCAGGAGCCGGAGGGGTAACCTGATCCCTTCAAAGGCGATGAAGGCGTACAAGCCCGGGCAGGGTGTGTACCGTTCCAGCAGTAAGAATGCAAAAAGGCTGGCCAGAACGGAAATTAACATGGGTTACCGGACCGCGGATTATTTACGCTGGTCATCCTTAGATTTTGTCCGGGGTATCCAGGTGAAGCTTTCCAATAATCCAAATCATTGTCCAACCTGCCAGAAGCTTGCCGGCATTTATCCCAAAACATTTAAGTTCGTTGGTTGGCATCCACAATGCAGGTGCTATGCGATCCCGTACCTGGTAGATCAAAAGGCGTTCGTGGCATCGCTTCTTTCAGAAGATCCGCCGGAAGTGGATTATATTACCGATCTGCCGGCAAACTTCAAGGGGTGGTATAAGGACAATGCAGATAAGATAAGCCGGGCAAAGAATATTCCATATTTCATCCTGGCTTTAGCGGATCTTATCAAATCACAGATTGAAACCAAATCACAGATAAATATTTCAGACTTTATCAAAAGTGAAGAGGTAAAGAATTCGGAAGTAAAGGCCCTATTCATGGAGGTGGCCAATGTTATGCCGGATTGGTTCCGCAATGGTGTAGATGATTTCAAATTTCTGAAATCAAAATCTTACTTGATGCAACATTCCATGTCTTATAAGCTTAATACAATGGAATGGGTAAACGGGTCCAGCTTCTCAATTTCGACAAATACCTTTGCAAATGGGTTCAACCCTGCCAATGACCTAAAAGGGGCAATAAAGGCAATCAGAGACGGTGAAAAGATGACTTTTAACCAAGAGTATGCAATGGAAAGTCTTTGGCATGAGATATTGCACGCCCGGACAAAATCAAAGCCGCAAAAATTGACCAACCTGCAGCGTGAAAATATGGAAACTGTCAATCAGTTTGTGGCCCGGCATACCTATGACCAGTTTATTGAGTTATTGGGCGGTAAATCCATCCATAAAGCTGAAGTACTGGAAAAAGGATATGGATATGGCAGCTGGATTAAAAACTTTAGGGCTAAGCTTGCTAAGGCCGGGATATCGGAAAGCGATGCTTTGAAGTTCCTGCAACCGCATTTATTTAATGATTACGGAACTATAGGTGCAAAATTGAGGGAATTATTCAGCAATGGATTCAAAGTCAAATCCTAAAAGATATTCACTATGCCGGTCGGGGATCATTGCCCAATATTCGGCGGCCCGGTCTTTATCGTTTCGGTATTCCAGGAGCAGGGCGATGTCAAAGTAAGCATCTTCCTGGGAAACCTTGTAATTGTTGTCGGTAATTGGATCACTAACCTCAACACCATGCCGCATTGATAAATTCAGGCTATCTATACCAATAGCCTTCAATTCATTACCGGTGGGATTGAAGTCAAATATTGTTTCCATTATAGCAAATATACAAAAAAACGATAAGGTGTGTAAATCACACCTTATCTACTTAAAAACTATTGAGGTTTGATGAAAATCATCATGACATTATTTATGGTATCCAGATATAAATATTCAACAAAATAATCAGCCTCATCTTCGCTTACTTTAACCATATCTCCTTTTGACATTGTTACTAAGTGGTCGTAGCTGGCAACGACATTCCAATTTTTCTTGATAATAATTTGTGTTTTCATTAATATGGTTGTTATTTTTTATAAATCTCGTCAATCCATTTGTCAATGATCGTCTGGACTGCCGGCGTGATCGGTTGATCTTCCAGTTTCTGCCAAACTTCCTGGCCGCCGATGACCTCTGATTTCTCTATTTCCGGATGCGGCACTACAGTGTATTTTCCTTTTTTATCGATGATGAAGTAGTGCCGGGCATCCTTTTCCATATCGTCGGCCATCTGATGATTCCAGGCTATCCCGCGTCGTTCCGCGATCATTTTATCTATTACTGAGGTCCGGCACCAGAACTGCAGGTGTACCAGGCCCGTTTTTATTTTTTTTGACATAATCTTTCTTGTTCCAATTTAAAAAGGTTGTGAAATTTGCCGCCCACATCTGTACAGTTGATAATGGCGGCTTTGATTCGTTCAAATGATATGCCTTCAGTTGTTATTTCAGACAAAATCCTTCCTTGAGTTTTTTGTTCAAAAATTGACAGTTCCACGGCAATATTGAACCCTTTTTGAACTAATGTAAGGCAATCTATCCTGGAAGCATGACCCTTTTGCTCAATATGCAGAATAGTTTCCAAAAACTCTTTTCGATTTGAAGCATTGTAAGCGTTTGGCATCAGGCCGATACCGGTCATTATATCATTAAGGCGGTCAATTAACTCCATAGTCTTATATATTCCTCACTAAAGTATAAGGTTTTAAAATTTATTCAGAAGGAAGGGCAACAGGCAGATTATTCCCTGAAATAGCTGAGTATAGGTTTTGCACCTGGTGGACGTGTTTGGCTGTCATTATCTCAAGTAGCCCCCATTCGTGATCCCCATGAGTGGAGAAGTAGACCGCACCTTTACCGCTTATGATGATAAATAATTCATCATGCACCTTTAAACTCTGATAATATTGATTGCTGCATGGCTCGAAGCCTAAAGCATTTAGCCATTCGTTTGTTAAAGGAATACCGGCTAAATCTGAATATAATATTTCTTCATAGTCATTTTCTCCATTCAGACACTCTAATGAAGGCTTACTGTTGTCGAGCCCAATAACTCTATAAATTAATCCGTTTGAATAGATCAGCTTTATAATGCTATTCATGGCTATGTTCAAATCATTTATCTGCATGATAGCTTTAGTTTTTGCTCCTTTCAATCTTACTGATTAGGTCTTCAATGGATGGAGGCGCTTGATTAATATTTGATGTCATTATCTTAACTAAATCATTCGTTTTTAGTAATTCGGTCATCGCGTTATTGTCTTTTCTTGCCTGTTCGAGTAAATGCTGCATTAGTTCAAAACAGGATATGTGCCCATCATCGATATTATCAATCAGGCCTTGGACATCGTATCCAAAATCAAGCAGATAAATAAGATCGCTTTTTGATATATCGCTTCTTCCAAGGAATTGTATTAGCGGGTCCTGCTCTTCCATAAGGTAATATTTAAGATTGATGAATTATGACAATTACAAAAATATCAAAATATTTTTTGTTCATATAGCAATTATTCCCTTATACTTTAATGAGTAACAAAACAATCATTAAAATGACTATAAAGGAAAAGGTTCTGCAGGCTCTTAAAACAAAGTATAAAAACTTTGGGTTAACC